CGCCGTTCTATCTACTTCTACCGAGACACCAACTGGCTTGAGTGGTCAGAAGACGGTGTTGATGTAGTACCTGGTCCTATCCCTAATGACACAAATGAGCGCCTGTATTTTACTGGCGACGATTACCCACGAGTGGGTACAGTTGCTTCGATGATCAGTGGCGGTAGTGGATACCCTGCGGTGAGCTACAGGCTGGGCGTCCCAGCGCCGACAGCAGCGCCGACCATTGCAAAAAGCGGCACAGCGTCAGGAGACGAAACACCTGAGACTCGCGCTTATGTATATACCCTTGTTACTGATTTAGGCGAAGAAGGCCCACCGAGCGCTGTGTCCGCCACTCTTGACCTTACGAGCACCGAAACTGTAACGGTTACCATGCCAACGAACGCAACGCCCTCGGGCAATTACTTTTTTGGTTCGGCCTCTAAGAAGCGAATCTATCGCAGCAATACTGGTTCGCAATTTACTGACTTTCAGTTTGTAGCAGAGATAGGCTTGTCTGCTACAACGTACAGCGACTCAATATCTTCTTCGGCTTTGGCCGAGGTAATGCCCAGTGGCGATTGGATCGGCCCACCTGATGACAACACGAGTGTTTACCCAGATGGGCCGATGCTCGGACTTACTGCTGTAGGTAACGGAGTTATGGCCGGTTTTTCAGGCAAGCGATTGTGTCTCAGCGAGCCATTCTTGCCTCACGCATGGCCAATTCAGTATCGGATTACGTTAGAAGATGACATCGTCGATATTGCTGCGACTGGCAACGGCGTGGTAGCGCTGACAAATGGCACTCCGTACTTCATTACGGGTACCGATCCAGCGGCTCTAACTCCTACTCGCGTCGACTTGGCACAGGCATGCGTCAACAAAAACTCAGTAGTCGATATGGGCGAGTACGTTCTTTATGCCGCGCCTGACGGGTTAGTCGCGGTGTCTGGCAGTACCGGAAAAGTTGTCTCACGCGGTTTGATTTCAGTTGATCAATGGAATGCTAATTTTTACCCAACGGCAATACGGGCGTTCCGCCACGAAGGCACGTACGTAGCGTTTTACAAAGACGGAAACACGCTCGGCGGCTGGGTGTATGACCCTCGTGCTAGCGATGCGGCGTTTGCCACAATCACTTTGTCAAACGAAGTGCGCGGCGGTTTTGAAGACCCAAAGTCTGGGCAGCTTTACGTCATAGAAGGCAATAAAATCCGCAAGTATCGAGGCGGCACCACAAGTAAAACCCTGACGTTTAAGACGAAGAAATTTACGGTGCCGAACCCTTCAAGCATGGCGTGGGTATCTGTTCACGCGGAGGCCTACCCCTTGACGGTAAAGGTATACGGCGATGGTGCTTTGATCGCCCACTACCAGCTGTCTGAATCGTCCGGTGTTTACACTCAAGCAACGACTGTCCCAAGCGGGATTGCAAATGGCACGCTCCGTGAACCAGTTATGAGACTGCCTGCCACCGTTGCTACTGAGTGGGAGGTAGAAGTTTCTGGTGCTGTGACGATCAATGAGATCTGTCTGGCACAAAGCATGGACGAAATTCGTGGGAGCTAACAGCAACACGCGTACCAATACGCCGACGCAAGTCCCAGCACTGCCAGCTATCCCAGCGGGTGCCTCGCCGGAACTACGTAAATATCTTGAGACGTTAACGCAGGTAGTGGCGATCCGTCTTGGCCGTCGCGGCGACCCCCGAGACCGCGCTGTAACGATGCGGGAACTAATCGACAGTGGCTTAGCTAAAGAGCTGGCGACGTCGCCATTCGATCCGAATCGTAGCGGCAACGCAGGGTTTGTGCAGCCTGGAGCGTCTTTGGTTGATCTAGCTGTCCCACCAGCCCCGACTGGGTTTACAGCTTCTGGTGCATACAGCCAGATTAATCTGAATTGGGACTACCCAGCTTACTCCAATCACTCCCATACCGAAGTACATGTGCATACGTCTGATGTAATTGGTGACGCTACTTTGTTGGGCATTCAGACTGGTAGAGTTTTTGTTGACCCAGTTGGCTCAGGTCAGACTCGTTACTATTGGGTGCGGCACGTAAACACTGAGGGTCTTGCGGGGCCGTTCAACTCTGCTTCCGGAACAGTGGCGTCTACAGCTTTGGACGTAGTTCATCTGCTCACACAATTAACTAACCAGATCACTTCAAGTCAGCTTACGGTCGATCTGCGATCACCGATAGGCAATCTGCCAGCCAACACGACTTCTGCAATTGCAGCGGTACAAGCATCAGTGGATGCGGTTAGCAGTGGATTTGAAGATTGGGATAGCACCAAAGCGTATCAAGTGGACGATGTTGTTAAAGTAAGCACGTCGAGTAGCAAGCTGTACCTTTGTGTGTCAGCGGTTTCAGCCAACTCCGGCATTACGTTGGCGAACACGTCGTACTGGAAGCTCTATGGCGACTACGATGCCTTGAAGTCATCAACCGACACTTCTGCTGCTGCAATCACGCAAATCAATACTATTAGCTCGTCTAGTAATTCGGCGGCTGCGGCAGCAATCAACAGTCTGAATTCAGAAGTTTTCGCGTCTGACGGCAGCTCGTTACTCGCCAGTGCCAGCGCGTTTAGCACTCTTCAAGCAGCTGTCAACCACACTGACACGGGATTGGCGGCGACGGCTTTTGTTGTCAATGTGCTAGAAGGGATCTTGCTCAACAATTTGGGTAACCCGATTGTCACGGCGAGCAATCTAAGCACGATGTCTACTTCACTGCTAGATACCAATGGTAACGCTAGAGCTTCTGCGGCACAGATGGATCAACTTGCTGCGACTTATACGAACCCGACTACTGGCGCTGCTAATAGCGTATCGTTGCAGCAAGCTCTTAACGTTTCGGCTAGTCAAGTTGACGGTCTGCGCGGGCAGTACACCGTAAAGATTGACAATAACGGTAACGTTGCTGGCTTTGGATTGGCGAATACAACGACTGCGGCGGGATCGACGTCAGAGTTCACCGTTAATGCGGATAGGTTTGCGATTGTTAGTTCGACCGATACTCTCAAAAGAGTCCCGTTCGCTGTTCAGACTACTTCTCTGACATTGGCTGATGGCACCGTTATACCTGCCGGTGTTTACATCGAATCTGCTGCCATTAAAGACGCCTCTATAACTAATGCGAAGATTGGCACTTTAGGCGCAGAGAAAATAACTTCGGGGACTATTGACGCTGATCGCATCGGAGCCAACAGCATCGAGGCGTCAAAGCTGATACTGGACAACTCAACGATTACGTCTCAGACCATCAATGGCGTGCCTACGGTAATCATCAAAGACTTGGGTGTTGGAACAGCGCAGATTAAAAATCTGGGCGTTAGCACGCTAAAGATCCAAGACCAAGCTGTGACGTTCCCTAACGCCATAACAACAAGTGCCAACCTTCAGGTCGCTAGTAGCAGTAGCAACACCACTTTTGCCACGATTCAAACTTTGACAGGGACGTATAGTGGCGCTCCGGTTTTGATTTCAGGCAGTTTTGCCGTTCGATCTCACGACGACCAAGCGCTTATGCGTTTCCGGCTGCGGCGTGGTTCGACCGTGCTGTTTACGTCTAGTTCAAAGGCAGTTCGCCAATCGCCTGACTTGTTCATTATTCCGTTCAACTTCTTGGACTTGAACACTTCTGTTGGGTCTAGAACCTACACGCTGCAAGCCTACGTTCAGGATCAGTACGGCAACTACTCAGACCGGACAATCTCCACGCTGGAGGTGAAGAAATGATCAATCGGGCGATTGTCGATAACGAGACCGGAGTGATTCTAGGCACTGGAATATGTCAGGAATGCGATTTCAATCTTGTCCCAGAAGGCACGACTGCGTACGTCAATACGGGTGATTGGCGTGATGACACGCACAAGTTGGTTGATGGCGAGTTCGTCGAGATTGTGCAAACGGACGCTGAGCTTTTGGCCGAGGCGTGGCTGGGTGCGCGGACGATAAGAGACGGGCGATTAGCCAAATGTGACTGGACACAATTCCCAGATTCTCCGCTAACTGCTGAACAGCGAACAGAATGGCAAACGTATCGGCAACGACTGCGCGATATCCCTAGTGATTTTTCTCACGTCACGTCATTGGAAGATGTGGTTTGGCCTGATCCGCCGAGTTAGCCGTGGTTATCGAATCGGTAGCCGCAGCGGGCATGTTGTTGACACAAATCAACAACGTGATCTCACAGGTGAACGAGACAGGTTCTGGTGTGCAGCAGGCGATGGGGCTGATCTCTGACTTTGGTGAAGCTCTAAACCAGTTTGAAGTTGACAGAAAGGCGTCGACCTTTAGCCCATTGAGTCAAAACGATCTGCTGAAGATTCAAATGCTTCGCAGGCAGTACGAACGCCATTGGCAGTCGGTAAATGATCTCCTGCTGGTGGCAGACCCCAAATTATTGGACGAGTTCAAGAAAGCAAAAGTCGAGCAGGAAGAAGCCAGAAAGAAACATGTGGCTATGTTGGTTCGTAAGAAGAAAGAGCGCGACAGACTTATTAACCAGCTTCTTGTAGGCGGAACGACATTCGTGATTGGCGGTGGCTTAGCAGTAGGGATTCTTTATTTAATCATCAGGGCATTTACCTAATGAACAAACGCTTAGAGCCTGACAGTGAGTATGCGACTTACGACGCTGATGGCGATGGGATCGTCACAGACGAAGAGCTGAATACAAGCAAAGAACTGCAAGAACTGAAGATCAGTCACGAGCGAGCAGACGCGCAGCGCGCTATGTCTTGGTTCGCGTTGTGGGGAATGCTGCTTTATCCGTCGCTTGTCGTAGCCAGCAGTATGTTTGGGCTGGAACAAGCGGCATCAATTCTTGGTGACATGGCGTCGGTCTACTTCGTCAGTGTCGCCGGTATCTTGGCCGCGTTCTTCGGAGCGCAGGCTTGGTCTAACAAAAAGTGAATGGAGACTGATATGCACAAAGGTTACTCATGCATCAACGCAAAACAAAAACCCGCCAAAAAATCTAAGGCGAAGAAAACCAAGAAGAAGGCAAAAAGAAACTATGGGTACTAAGCGGGACTATAAGAAAGAGTACGAGTACCACGGGACGGCGGAACAGAAACGGCGACGCGCGGGCCGTAACAAAGCTCGCCGCGCTGCATTGGCTGCGGGTAAGGTTAAGAAAGGTGACAAAAAAGACGTTCACCATAAAGACGGCAACCCACGTAACAACAAATCGTCGAATGTTTCTGTTGTCAGCCGCAAAAAGAACCGTGGTAAATATCGCTTTGCATGAGTGCGTCAATTGACGCACTCAAAATTAATGTAATGTGAAATATGTAGCAATAACATCAAGTTACCCTACATTGACTTTGTAAAGTAGGTAGAAGCAAATAGACCTATAACCCACGTCGTATAAGGGTTTACAGGGTTTCCGCCTATAGAATCCCTCTCTCTCCGCCATTATTTCAGCCCTTGCCACAGCTACGTTTCCGAGCGAGTATTTGCTCACTGACGCTCATATGACGCACGGAGGCTCGATGGCAACGATTCGGCAGCGCGGAAAAAGCTGGTACGCAGAGGTACGGCTGAAAGGGAAAGTTTCGCGTAAATCATTCAAGACCAAGGCTGCTGCGAACTCATGGGTGCTCCAGACTGAAGGAGCCATAGACAGTAACAAGTGGGTCGATGTCCGCGAATCGCGAACCGTGCTCATCGAAAACATTATCGACTTACTGATTTACTCCTATGAGCGGTTTGGGATTCAGGTCGCTGGGCCGAAGCTGTCTGCCCTCACTCAGATCAAAACATACTTCCACGGCACATCAATCCACCTGCTTACAGTAGATGAAGTTTTGAACTTCGCTGCGTACCGACGGCGCACGGTTTCAGGAAGCACGTTGCAGAAGCAGATGTACTACTTCAAGCAGGCGGTCGACAACAGTCGCATTCGCACAGAGGTTGCTGCGGTCGACATTGCGATCGAGGAGCTAAAACGTAAGAAGGTAATTAAAGGCAGCAAAGTGCGGAGCCGACGTTTAGAACTTGGGGAGTACGACGCTCTTATGAAAGAAGCATCAGGCCACTGGATCGGCCCTGTGATCGACTTTGCACTAGCGACAGGGATGCGTCAGGGAGAAATCTGGGCGTTTAAGTGGTCTGACATAGACGAAAAAGCAGGCACACTTACCTCAATGCGAAAAGACAAAGACGCTGAATCAGGTAAATCCAAGCATGAAATACCGCTGTTAGAGGGCGTGAG